CCGGCTTCCACATGCTCTTGGGTGCCTGCGAATCAAACGGCCATCCATCCTTGGCCGCGAGACGCTTGGCCTCCGCCTTGAGCTCTTCGACGCTGGCGCCCGGGCCGAGCTTGGCCTTCGCCAGCTCGATGTAGACGGGGGCAATCGCCGGCAAGATCTCCTTGATCGGCAGCTTCCCCTTGAGCATGAGCAGTGACTCGTGCCGCTTCTCCAGGGGCTGGGACGGGTCCATCGGGTCCACGAACCCTTCCGGGACCTGGACCTCGCCCGCCTCTTTGCCCTCGGCGATCAGGGAGGTCAGGCCTTGAGCCTCCTCGCCCGCGGCCTGGCGTGCGCCAGGCTGTTCCTGCGCCGTCGGTTGCCCCATGAACGTCTGGTAGGCCTGAAGCATCCCCTGCACGCGGGACTCGACCTCCTTGGGATCAGGGGCCGTGACCACGCCCGATTCGGGGTCCTGTGACTGCATACTCGTGGCGACGTTCTGGTAGATCGTGGCGAAGTCCTTGAAGGGGATCGGCGGGTCAAGCCGCTCGAAGGTCCCCTTGCTCGGGTCGTACAGGTACTTGTTGCCCTCCTCGTCGGTCGCCAGTTGCTGGCGGAGAATCTCGTTGGGCGGCGGCGTGTCGCTGATCCGCAGGCCCGGCGTGATCCCGTAGCGCTTGGCCATGAGCTGCTGCCGGGCCTGCTCGGCCTCTTCCGGCGTCCAGGTCCCCTCGGCCACCTGCTGATCGAGCCAGGCCAGGCCCGAATCAATCTTCTCCAGCTCCCGCCGTTGTCGCTCGTCGTACTCCCAGGTGACGTTGCTGCGGTCCAGATACGCACTGTACTGCCGTGTGATGAGGTCCCGCTGCCACTGGTCATGAGCCGCCTGCGCCGCCCGCTCCTGCATGCTCTGCTGGGCCCGCAGCCGCACATCCTGAAGGTGGGCGTCCGCCTCCATCCGTTGGGCCAGTGTCGCCGCCTCGTGGGCCCGCTCGGCCGCAGCCTGTTCGGCGGCCTGTTCGTCCCGCTCGCGGTAGTAGTCGAGCCGACGGCCCTCCGATAACCAGTCATATTGGCGTTGGGTCTGTCGCTCGCGCATCTCCATGAGCCGGGCCAGGTCACGCTCGATCCGCTGGCCGCGGCCGGCCGTGTACGCCGCCGTCCCCAAGAGGGCAATATCGGGTTCGTGTGCTACACGAATCGCCATCAGGCTGCTCCTAACTGCCTCAACAGCTCGTAGTACGCCTGGAGCTGAGGATACGTATCCTCCCGCCGCTCCATGAAGGACAGCTTCTCACCGCTGAGCTGCGTCAGAAGCCCCAGACGCTCCCGACGGAGCCGCTCGTTCAGGTCGGCGATGTCCCGCGTCTCCTGGGCGGTGATCTGCCGACTCACCGCGGGGGCGACCGTCGTCGTCAACAGGCCGCTGTTGAGGAGCTGCTGCATGGCCCGGGAGTTTTCAACGGCGTATCGCCGCTGGATGTCCGACTTGGCCGACTGCCCGAGCCCTTCCAGGCCCTGCTCGGCCTGAGCGTACCGGTTCTGGTACCCGGCGAGGATTTCGGCATACCGCTGCTCGTTGGCGCCCTTGGCCTCCTCGAAGGCCTTCTTCATCTCGTCGGTCATGGCCTGTCGCTGGGACCAGGTCATCATGCTGTAGTCCTCGGGGTTGAGCCAGCCGCCACCCCAGGAGAACCGTGTGGCGCCCTTGGACTTGCCCGACTGGGCGTACTGGGCCCAATCCTGCACCGACCAGTTGCCCATTTGGGCTCGGAGCTTGGCCTGCTCCTGCGCCTGCTTGGCCTGCTGCTCGGCCAGCCACCGCGAATAACCGTATCCGCCTACGAATGTGGGCATCATTCACCTCACTTTTGCTTGACCCGGTTGCCGTCGGTCGCGTCCACGTAGAGCTGGTCCGTGGCCGCCTCGGCGGCACTGCCCGGGATGAACAGCATCTTTCCCTGCTCCAGCATCCGCACACGCACCTCAAGCTGCTGGACCTTCTGTCGGAGGACCTCGGTATCTTCCATCAGCGGCCCCTCCCAAGGGGTTTGGTCGTCGTCACCAGCACTTCCTCCATCGCCCAAGACTTTTGCGAAGTATTCAGGCCCAGGCCCACCCCGACGAAGCCCGTCCGCATGTGGGGCCGCATCCGTCGCGACCGGCCCGGCCCGGTGATCGACCCGCTCTCGAACGGCTCGGCCGCATCATAGGCCTCGATGATCGTCTCGGCGTCGTCGCCCACGTATAAGCCATAATCGGCCTGGTCGGCGTCCGGCTGCGTGCCGGCCGCCCCGCCGCCGGCCAGGACCAGGGCAACCTCGTTGACCCGCACCCGGCGGTCATGGTCCTCGCTCAGGGCCAGCGGCCCCAGCAGGACGGCGCTGTCAATCGCCAGGTCGTTCTCCGTCACCGGCGTGCCCGCCTGATCGTACTTCTGGCTGTGATCGTAGGCCCTGATGCACCCATCCCGTGAGCCGATCAACAGCGTGCGGTATAAGGGGCTATCGGCCTCGTAGTACACCTGGCTGTACGGCCCGCAGCTCGTGGGATACGTGTCCGGGAAGAATCCATCCACCCGCGGGTCGTACCAGTAGCACTCGTTGGTCCCGTCCGTGAGCTTGGTGATCGCAAACAGGATTCCGCCGCTTTGGCGGTCGATCCCCACGCTCGCCTGATGCACGTCGGCCGACAGCTTCAGATCCTCAACGAGGGTCGGAATCCGGTCCCGGGTCTTGTTGTCCACCAGCCGGCCGGCCTGGCTGATTTGGTGGATGGCGTTGGTGCCCAGCACCCACAGGTCGCCCCGGTCGTCCACCGCCCAGCTTGACGGTCCAAAGCAGTTGGCCTCGCGGCTGAGCTGGTCAATGACGCCGCCGGCGGCCGGGTCGCCCCGGATGATCCACAGGGATTGGCTGCATCCCACGAACAGGTAGTCGTCGAGATACCCCGCCAGGGCCGTGATCGTGTCGCCGATCTTCCCGTACTGGACGCCGTTGCCGGCGATGGGCGACTGATAGTCGTCGGCCGCGTACTCGAAGTCGTGCGGGTTGCCGTTGCGGCCGAGGTAGAACACGTTCGGGTCGGCCGAATTGCCGGCCAGGCTCGCCCGCCCGCGGTACAGCGCCGCCACGGTGGCATACGTCGGCATGTTGGTCTCGGTGCCGCCAAACTCCTTCCAGTCGTAGTAATGGGGCACCGTGGGATCGAGCTGGCAATTGGACACGGCGGTCTTCTCGTCATCGGCCCCGTTATACTTCCAAGCCGCTCCATTGAGCAGGAGAACCGTATCGTCGGCGAAGTCCGTGGTCGTGGTCTGGAAGCCGTAGACCGTCTTGTCCCCATCCCAGTAGTCCACGAGCATGGCCGCGCCACCGGCCGTCGAGATCGTGTCGCCCCGGGCTGGCTCGTGGCCCGCCTGGGGCGTAAATTGCAGCGTCAGCTTGATGTTGGAAAAGTCCACGACGACCTTCTTGTCGTCGTTGGCGATGAACACCTTTCGGAAGGCCTCGAACGCCTGGACCCGCTTGGTGGTGTCCAAAGCCAGGCCTTCCAGCAGGACCATCTTCGGGTTCGGGCTGTCGTCGTTCTCGTAGTAGAACCGATTGCCGGCAATCGCCCAGAGCCGCCGCTTGTACGTCTTGGCCGAGGGGGTCGCCGCCGGCACGCCCGCCGTGGTAAAGCTGTAGACGGCCGAGATCGCGTCGCCGACTGCATTCTTGGCGACGACCTTCCAGTAGTAGGTGAAGCCCACCTGGAGGTCGTTGGGCGGCGTGTACGTCTTGGCGGTCTGATTCTCCGAGACCCTGGTCGTCGCGTCCTGGTTATCCAGGTACACATCGTAGGCCGTGGCCTCACTGGCCCCGGAGCCGTTCTCGGTCCAGGCCAGCGTGGGCCGCAGTTCGGTCTCCGTCTCGCCGTCATCGACATAGGTACCCGTCTCGTCGATCGTCGGTTCTACGGGATCATCGGCGACCAGTGTGGTGAACACCGACGACCAGTCGCTCGTACCATTGAGATTGACCGCCCGCACCTTCCAGTTGATGATGGCCCCCTTCGCGACGGTCAAAAAGGTGTACTGGGCCGAGGTCAGCCCGGTCTGGTCCGGCGTGTCGTTGGGCGTACCCCCGCCGGTATCATAGCTTATATCGTAGGTCTGGGCATTGGTTGCCCCACTCCAGGACACCGTCGGGGTCTGATCGTGGTACCCGGATGCCGTGGTGTTCGTGGTCGGCGCCGTGGGCAGGGGCGTGACAGTGTAGGTTTTCGTGGCCCCGTAGTAATAGTCCGAGCTGGGGAATCGTCGCCCCTGGTCCCAGTAGGCCCACTTGAGTCGATACTCAACAACGTCCCCGGCGGCCAGGCCGTTGAGCGTGTGGCTCCCGTTCCAGGTGCCCGCGGCGTTAAACGTATGCGTCTGCCCCGTGCTGGTCCAGGCCCCGCCGTTGAGCCGATAGTCCGCCCAGAAGCTGATGTAGTCGTTGCCCACCATGCTGCTGACGGTGACAGACCATTCCGTCTGCTGGCTGCCTTCGGCAATCCAGCCCGTGGGAAGCGTCCAGTTTGAGCTCCATGTTGGACCGGCCATTACTGCTTCACCGTCGTGATCTGGCCCATCGCCACGATGGGCGAGCCGATATTCGCGTAGAGGTCCGCCACCTGTTCGGCGGTCAAGGCCTCGTTGAACAGCATCACGTTACACAGGTCCGCCGCCAGCCACAGCTCCGTCCCCGAGATGAACTTGCCGATCAGGATTTTGTCGGCGCTCGTGCTGAATCCCCCGGCATAGGCGTGCGGATCGCCCACGAGGGAGCCGTTGAGGTACACACGCATGTCGGTGCCATCGTAGCTGGCCGTCACCATCCGAAAGTCCGTCCTGGGCAGATAGACCTGCCGCACGGCGGTGGTCCCGTTGATGTCGAACGTCACCGTGAACGGCTCCGTGCCGCCGGGCGGGGGGGCATAGACGCCCTGGGCCAATAGGACGTAATCAGACGTGGCCGAGTCATACCACGACAGGATCGCCTCCATATCCATCGTGTTCGGTCGCATCCAGGCGTTGATCGTGAAGGCCGTCGCCAGAGAGAAGTCGTTACTGGCCCCGCAGTCCAGGAACTGGCTGTCCCCGTCGAACCGGATCGCCCGGCCCACCGGCCCTTCGACGCTGGCAAGCTTCTCGTTGGGCGTCGCGTCGTGGCTGTTGGCGCTGTCCTTGACCGTCGCCGATCCCCCTGTCGGGTCCAGCTCCTCCATCCGCCAGAAGGCCTGGAGGCTCGTGTACTCGCTGAGGTCGGCATAGACGCCGAGGATCTGCTCATACATCCGACGCAGGCCCGGGCGCTGACCCCCGCGGGCCCGCCGCTCCAGGACATCATACGGCCGCACATTGCGCAGACGAGGGCTGGTGAATGGCGGCTGGCTCGACGCCGCGTAGTTCGTGTCCTTGCCCTTCATCGGAAAGTACAGCCGTATCTTCCGCATCAGTCGCCTTTCGCTGCAATAGGCGAAACTTGGCCTCGCATCAACGCTACCGCATCTTCGACGATTCTGTCTAACGGTGCATCCTCGGAATACAGGAATGCCGCCTCGGGAGGCTCTCGCATCATCCCCAGCAGGGCCCCTATCCCCTCATACGTCTGCGCTTCAAGCTGTTCCGATTTGCCCGCGTGCCACTTGCCCGCCGCGTCGTACCAGCAGTGCAATCCAACCCAGGCCAGCCGCACGGGGCGGCGCGCCTGCGAGATTGTCCGCCACACCTCCGGCAGTCGGTAGAGCGTGCCCGACTCGACCGCGAACGCGGGCGCGAGCGTCGCGGGCCATTCCGGGTGACGCTGGTCGGGGCGGGTATGATGCCATCCCGTGATGTACCACGCCTGCATCGCGGCTGGCCAGGCACACGCAATCGCCGTCTCGATCCGAGCATACAGATCGACCACCGCCGCCAAAGGACCGCCCTCGGCGTTCGGCCGCCAGCCGGGCTCCGTCATCACGTAGATCAGCCGCGGATCCAGTCCCGCCGTGGCAAGCAGATCGCGCGCCGCAACCACCCCCCGCTCGATGATGCCACGGATGTCCGCCGGGCTCAACGTGGCCGGGTCGGGATAGTCACGGTCGCCCCGGCCCGTCGCCTTGAGCCATGCCCGCACCGGATATAGCTCCACCCCGCAGACCGGGCTGTGCGCCGCCACCTGAGCCACGTGCTTCTCGCTGGCCCAGAGCGCATTGACGCTCAGCCGCACGCCCGAAGCAACCAACCGCTCGGCCGCCGCGTCCGTGAGGTCATTGACTCTGGCTCGGAGATACACATCCATCGTCAACTCCTTAATCGGGCGACCCCGGCCACCGCCGCGTCGAGCCACCGGCGATGTACGTGGGCACCCCGTCCAACGTGCATCCATAGCTACCCATCCGGCCGCAGACCTTGGATTGCCAGGTACTGTACGTGAGCAACTCGAGGTCCCCCGCCGCAAGGTGCTCGGCCACGTAGTCCATCAGGGCATCGAACCAACCCTCACTCACGTTGAGATCGTCCGGCGTGTCCGTGTTGGGCTTGATGCGATGGATATAGATGTTGGCGACCTGCCGCATGTTGATCGTGGCGTCCAGGAACCCCTTCATGTTGCTTGCGAAATCCCACCCCTGGGAGCTGTGGGACCCGCTGCGGAACGGCAGGCACCACCAATTGACCGGAATCCACGGCGAGTATTTTCCATCCCAGAACACGTTGAGCCCGGCCCCGGCCCTATTGGCCGTCTGGCCGAACACCGACTTGGCCCTGGCGGCCAGGCACATCTTCTTGGCAATATCCCCTGCCTTGTCACCCGTCTCCGGACAAGCCGCACTCTCGCCATTGTTGGCGAGCCATGAGATCGCCTGGGCTCCACGCGGCCCCAGAATCCGCTGGAAGGCCGCGACCTCTCTCGCAATGCAGGCGGCCACCGTGGCGGCCGGTGTCGTGTCGTTGAACGCCGTGCCGTCCGACGGGTGTGGTCCGCAATCCCAGCCGGCGGCGTACAGCTCCTGCCACTCCGAGATGGTGATATGCGACTCGTCCTGCATCGTGGCGGCACGAGCATGGGCCACGCCGATGTACCCGCGCTCCAGCATCCGGCGACAGCCGTAATCAAAGGCGGAACGGTATGGCCCGTCAAAACCGATGACCAGGCCTGCCTTCGGCGGCTCCAGGGCCAGAAAGCCTCCGATCCATGCGTTGACGTTGCCGTTGGCGTTCGCCCCGACGCTGACACGCATCTTCTGTACGGGGAGAGGGCTCGACGTGGCTGTGCCATAGTCCGGAGGCGTGCCGGTCTTCGCCCACACGTTCGTGTCCACCGTCGCCGGAATCCAGCACAGATGCCACTGACCATCCTGGAGGGCATGCTTGTCGTACTGCGCAGCATCATCCTTGAACGGGTAGTATTTGTAGTAGCTGCCACCCACCCCCGAATCCGGATACAGTTCCAGATAGATCCAATCCAGGTTCGCGACATTATCCACGCGAATCCACACGCCGAGGTTGCCGCGGATCTGCCGCACGTCGTCCGAGTTCACGGCCGATGGCGTACAAACGGCCCGGGCCGAACTGCCAGTCGAGGCCGTGAGCTTCAGGCTCCGCCGGCCCAAGACGTAGTTGGTCAGGTCCGGCGCCACCGTCCCCGCTTCCTGTGTCCACGTCTCGTCGTCCTGCATCCCCAGGAGCACCCGGACGGGCAAGGGGTTATAGAGCCCTCCAATCTCATTGATCTCGTCGTTCACATGGCGACGGCGTAGAAATCCTGCCGCCATCGCTTCTCCGGACGTAAGGCCACGAAACGCGCAAGCCGCAAGCGTTCCATGGTTCACGTACATCTCGTGAGAGCCGTTCAACATGAGGACGCAGCCCGGTGCGTACCCTTGCGAACCGTCGGCGGGAAGGGCATCCAAGAAAACATCCAGATAACCAACTCCGGGGATCATGCGGTTTCTTTTTCTGCCAAATATTTCTTCAGTCATGTCGTGCTCCTATCGTGTACGCCTGTAAATCACCCTGTAAGGTCGTCGCACCTGCGGCACCGGGTCGTCCGACCGGTCCGCGTTGTATCCGAATCGTCGGGGCGTGCTGGCAAGCTGGTCGTCAGCCACGCTCGCGGCCAGGGCCCGCATGAACGCCGCGAAGTAGGGCCCGTCCGCCCCGGCGTCGTCGTCCCGCCGCTCGGCCACCGCCTGGCAGGAGAGCATCAGCGTGTCCCAGTGCACGTAGGCCAGATTGATCTGCTCCTGGACCGTGAGGAACCGCGGGATCGTCCGCTTGGCGTATAAGAGGTTATAGGCCAGCGTCGGCGTCGGCCAGAACACCGCCTGGAACCGCGTCGCGTTGTACGCCGTGGGCATGATCGGTCGGACGGCCCCATACTGGGGCTTGCCCGTCATCCGCGTGCCCTGGTACATGGCCCGAACCTGGGCCTCCCCGATCACCTGGACGCGGGGCCCGTAGGTGTTCGTGTCGAAGAAGAAGTCCCCCACGACGCCATGGCAGTCGTAGGGCAGGTCGTACACCTCATCGTGCGTGAGGGTGTAGGTTGTGCCGGCGTCCACGTCGGCCCCGACGACGGTCAGAATCTGATCCGAGTCCCGGGAGACGATGTCGTACTCCACCGTGTCGATCACCAGGATGCCATGCGTCGCCGCCCACGCCGGCCACGTGCCCCCCGTCAGCGTGCAGGTCCCGCTGGAGACCTGTACCGTCCCGGTGCTGTACGCCGCCTCGGTCGTCAGCGTCGCCTCCTGCTCCAGGAAGCTCCAGGTATGCGGCGTGCCCACCAAGGCGGGCCGGAAGAACTGCCCCAGACCCTCTTGGATGTAGAGGTTGATCCGGGCCAGCTCCTGGCTGGACCACTCCGCCGGGTCCAGCCGCATCCCCAGGCTCTGCGCCACCGCGATGTGGAGGTCCGCCTCGGTGCTCATGCTCAGCCTCGCTTGATGTGGGCGTACCGCATGGCCGCCACCAACGTGTCCGTCGCCGCCGGGGAGGCGCCTGCCTGGTCAAAGAACAGCAGATCATAGTCTCCCGTGGGGAGCAGGGCGGGCGCCGTCAGCTTGTAGATGTGCTTGATCGAGGTCTCAGGACACGGAATGCACGTGTCGGTATAAATCGGGTCGTGGATGATCATCAGGGTGTTTTCATCCCACGCCCATTCCGTGTTGTGCGCGAAAATGCGGCAGTAGATCGTCTTGCCCGTCGTGTACGCGAGCGTCGCGGCAAACGTCGGAATCTTCATCGGTCACTCCTTAGTAGGTTATCGGCCCTCTGGGCGGAAGGTCCGCCGGCCGCAGCCCCCAAGCCTCAATGTAGACCTTGTCCACGAGCGCCGACGGCGTGAAGGGCAGTGTCGAGGACAGGTACAGGATCACCTTGCCCCCAGACTGGGCCGTGCTGTAGGCGACGCGGGAGTAGGATCCGGCGGACCAGTCCGTATGATCCACCCGAACCAGACAGTCCTTCCAGAAGTTCGCAGGGATGGCCACATCACCCACCTGGATGGTAACCATGCTGGCCGTAGTGGTGGCCACCACGGTAAACGACAGATCGGGGCTGGGGGGCGGCGGGATGATTGAGTCCGCAATCGCCTCCAGGCTGTGGGATGCCGAATTGAACGTCGCCCACGCCGCCGTCGCACTCGCGAGCTTCGCCAGCACGCTGTTATCCGCCACGTTGTTTGGATCGGTCAACGCATTCGCCATGAGGTGGTCGAGGTAGATATTTGATAGCGCCGTAGCGTTCGCCGTGGTGACATCTGCCGCCGCAAGGGGCGTCTCGCCCACCACGTAGACCGAATCCACCGGCAGATACCCCGCGACGTTCGGCGTGCCGATGCTCGACCCCCCAACCTGCGTGATGTTGGCCTGCCGCGTGACCGGCTCGGGGTAGGCGATCAACGGATGCAGCAGGATGTTCGGGTCGGTCGCGTGCGAGAACGTCACACAGAACACGTCATAGTTGCTCTCGGCCTGCGCCAGGTCAAAGCAGTACATTCCATCGCCGATCTCTGTCGCGGACGTGTCCGTCAGACTCGCTTGCGCGCCGCCGTCGCCGCTGATCTTGGCCGACAGACTCGCCGCCGCCCCGGTCTTGGGCGTCCCGTTGGCCGAATCCCACGCGTAGCAGTAGATCTTCTGACCCGCCGTGTTTTTCCAGACGGCCGCCAGGGAAACCGAGCTCAGGATCAGGGTCGCAATCAATATGGTTCGTTTCATGGCTAATTCCCGAAAATGAACGGTGCGATGAATCCCCGCGTGATCGGCCCGGGCGCAGGCTCACTCTCCCCGGACTCGTACTCATGCCAGCCGATATCCCACGCCGATCCCTGCGGCCGAGCCGTATCCCAGGCATCCACATCGTCGTCGTGCCAGTGATCGTCGGCGCTCAGGCTCGCTCCGCCGTCGATCCACGTCGTATCCGTCGAGGCCAATTGATAATCGCCGGTGAACGTCGGACTCACATTGTTCGTGCAGGTCTCTCCGGTGTCATACGTCGTCGCCGTCGCATCATCGGCCGTGCAGTAGGTCAGTTGCAGAGTCCCCGCCGTCCCTTTATTGTACGCGTCGCCCGCGGACCCCGTCACAATCGTGTTCTTGGCGTAGAACTTCGAATTCGAACTATCGTAAGCCTGAATGCCATAGTAGCAGTTGTTGATGGTGCAGTTGTAGACGTAGACGGTGCCTGCATAGGCATAGATCCCCCGGCTGTTCTCGACGCTGCCTGCGTCGATGATTTTGCAATTGTTCAGTTCAATGCACGCATTCGAGGTGTTCGCGTAAACCAGCCACGACGTATAAGTTTCGCTCGCCGGACCCGTGAACGTGCATCCACGGAACCGCTGCCAGCCCCCCGCCCCTGCGAGTTTGACCCAGATGATCTTTCTGTTGTTCGCCGTTGTGCTGGGCAGCACAAAATGCACGTCAATAAACTCAATACAAGTCGTGGAAACAGCAATGCTGCTGGCCGACGACGCGCGGTGTGTATACTCGCCGTCGCCCGTAATCCGCATGTAATGAGTGCCATCGGTCACAACATCCCACGTCACGATGGCTGTATCCGCCACCGAGCCTGCACAGTACAAGTGACCGACAATCCCATCCGGATAGGTCACGCCGGTCGCGGTGAAATCGCCGTCACCATTCTCGCCATAGGTGTTGAATTGGCTCTCGGCGTAGGCCATGGTCGCCCAGGCGGTTTCGGGCGTGGTGCCGTTATTGGCGTTGTCGCCCGTATCCCTATCGACGTAGCGGGTGATGACTTCCGGGGCGCCCAGGACCGGCGCGACGACCGCGAGCAAACCTAGAATCCAAGAAATCCGTCTCATTTTTCATCGCCTCAACAGAATATAGCGGTTGCTGATCGGGGTTTCGCCCATGCCCCAGTCATCCGGCGGCGTTCCATACTCATAGGCTCCGAGGCTATGATGAGATTCATCACGAGCCACGCCGTCGTTGCGAAGGAAGCCCGCCGCATCCAAGGACCCTAACGAGTCGCTTGCCTGCGTCGCCATATGGCCGACGTTGATAAGAGGAGAATCGGCGATGAGCCGATAATCCCACTGCTTGCCACGATCATCAGGATAAGTACTGCTCGTATCATAGCCCGGCGATACGAACACCGGCGTGATCCCATCCACGTCATAGTCATACTCATCCGTGCTATCTCTGTAGCCGATATCCTCTAGGTAGTTCGGGTTGCCATGCAGATTGAGACTGGCATCGCGCCAGACCGCCAGAATGCTGTTGGCCCCTTCGTATCCGGTCAGATCGTACCCATTCGGAACCCACCAGAAGTTGTAGTCGCCGACAGTCACGTCACTTTGGCGGTACTCGACGAAGATGTTGTTCGTCAAGGTCAGGTAATTCGGATCGCCCGCCAGATATGAAAAATCGAGCTCGCCACCATAGAATCTGCCCAAAATGCCATACTTCGTCACCCCATCGGCGTCTTGGCCTCCGATGATCGTGTTGTTGCGTATGACCGTCGTCGTCGTTGCCGTCGGATAAAGATACCACAAACGAACGATTGCTGAATCGTACACACAGTTGTTTTCAATAGTGAGATTGTTATATTTGTTGTTCCCGCCTGAGTCATATAGCATGATTGCCTGACTAATCCGGCAATCGTGAATCAAATTGCGCTGGATGTAAAGATGGGTCCAAGTGGGTTCACCGCCAGATTCGCCTACCGCTTGTGCCCGGATTGCCAAACCCGTTCCGGGATGCCAATCGCTTCCCTCGAGATCCGGGTCGGGGCAATACACGTCGTCCAAATTGTATCCTATATCCACCAGGTGGTTGTCACGAATGTAAATTGTTCCTGTCGCGCCGCCGCGAATGCTCACCACGCTAGAATGCGAGAGTGCATGCCAGTAGTTGCCCTTGATGTCGGCGGAATCCCCGCCGATGACCCAGATACCACCCACAAGGTCATGGATATTACATTTCTCAACGGTCAGGCGGTCGGAATTCGTGACATACAAGAAACCCGTAAGGTACTTGCCATAGTTGGTCACACCGCGAATCTCGCAATTGTAGAACCAGATATCGTCTGCATTGTCCAAGACCACCACATACGGATACTCATTATAATGCCAGTAGCCGTCATCGGTGGGCCAGGGATCGGGGTCGTTTGGGCGAATAAGCAAGCTGTCGAACGTGATATAACTGCTTGCAGGCGTGGTATTCTTAATTTCGACATAGGTCAGCCGTCCAGACCCGTCGTCATCGAGAACGCGCAATGGGCTGGCGCGCGTAACGTCACTGCCGTAGCTAGTCCCCGCCCCCTCGATCCACGGGCCGAGATTGCCGCGACAGAGCAGCGTATCGCCTGCGCCATTATCTCCCAGAGCGTCCAGCCCGGCAATTGCAGCGGCGGCTGTCGGCCAAGCGTCCGCCCAAGATGAACCATCCGCCGCTCCCGTCGCGGAGGCGTCCGCATAGTATGTCGCCCCCCACGCGACGCTGCCGAGGACGCAGGCGGCAAGCACCACCGCCCACGCCCTCCGTCCTGTTTCTGCACGTGGCAGTTCAGTTCTCACTGAGGACCTCGAGCTCGTCGAGCGTCTTCTGAACCCGTTCGCCATCATCTGTTTCCACCTCACACAGGCAGTCCTCGGCGTCCTCGTCCCCGCTGATGCTCCGGATCGTCCCCTCGATGAAGGTCCCGGAGCTGGCATCGAAGAACCGGACCTCCGCGCCGACCAGGCCGGGCTCCTCAGCGGCCTGGCTCGGCACGTCGGGAACCTCTTCCGGCTCCGGGGCGATAACCGGTTTTCGCGGTTGAGGGCGGGGATCCATCATCGCGTGCCGGGCCGCAATGTCCGCCATCGTCGAGACGCAGAACGGCGCCCCGACGCGGTCGAGCAGCCGCTTGACCCGCCAGTAGTCCTCGGCCACCTCCGGCGGAACCGCATCGACCCGCAGCATGTTGCACAGCAGCTCCCGGTCTCGCTCCGGCATCCGGTCCAACGCTTCTTGAACATCCATCATGTACTCCTTCACGGTCGGGTTCGGGTTTCCCGTGGCCTTACGCCCCCACGGTCACGGCGTTGAAGTTGCAGCTTGTGATCGTACCCTCGTTGACGTACAGAGCCGTGGCGTCGCCCCCGTCGGTGTGCTGGAACAGGCACCCTGTCGCATAACCGGCCTCGCCATCCGCAGGAACGGTATCGCCCCACGCTCGCAGAATGCCGATCCCCGGGACATGCTCGGCCCGGTCGCGGGCATAGATTTCCGTACTGGCCATCGTCGTGTCCTTTCCATCGGATCCGCCGTCCGGGCTGGCGAGGACGGCCGTGCCGGAGATGCACGAGCCGTCCTCCACCAAACCCGACCGCACGAACCACGGAGACCATCAATCGTTAGCCGATCGCGGCGCCAACAGTGACTTGTTCGAGCCACAGGCCGCCGGTACTCATCCCGCCGAGCCCCCCATTCCACTGGAGGACGCTCATCTCGTTGGCCGCGTCGAACGACAGCGTGGCCAGGGCCGTAGCCCCATCGTTCTGGAGACCGCTGGTGATCGTGGCGACAAAATCGCCTGTCGTCAGTGTGCCCAGGCAGGCGAGGGCCTTGCGAATCCCCTCGTGACTCGGCTCGCCGTCCGCCAGCGTGCCACCCGTGCCGTTGGCCGTGGTGTACCCGCCGCAGATGAAGCTCACACCCCCGATCATGGGATGGTAGGTCGTGATGTTGTCCTTGCCGGTGAGGAACTCGGCCAGGCCGCTCTCCTCGCCGTCCATCAGGTACGCAAGGACGGTCGCCTCTTTCTTCCGGACGACACAGGTCATCCCGCCCGTCGTGTCGCCGGTGTCGCCGGTCACCGTGATGGTGTTGGCCGACGGGGCCGCCGTCACCGGGTAAACGCCCGGCGTCAGCAGGGCCGTGCCGTCCTGTTTCGCACCGCCCAGGACGACCAGCTCATACTGCGTGGGGTCGCTGCCGGGGACTCCGGAGCCGCAAGCCGTCCCGATTCCCGTCTTGATGATGGTCGTCAGACCCGTCACATCCGAGTAGGAGCTGGCCGCCGAGCCGTCGAGGGCCGTCGACACGACCTTGGTCGTCGGGGCCTCGAGCAGCAAGGCGCTGCCGCGGCCACGGAACCCGCCGGGCACGAACATCCCGGCCAAGCGGCTGTTGCTGCTGGCCAGGGCCGTCACCAGGGCGTCGCCCAGGGTGTCGTTCGGGTCCGCGGCGATGGAGATCTCCGCGCACCCACCGGGCATCGCGATGTCGATCTGCTGGCCGGCTTCGCGAGCGGGGTAGTCCTGGATGGCGACGCCGGCGAACCACAGGTTGTTGCTGTTGTCCGGCTTCTCGACCCACCGCAGGCCACGGGCCTGGAAGGCGTCGGTCGCCGCCTGCCCTGTTTCGCTCCCAACGTAGTCCATGGCGTAGCACAGGCCTTGACCGCGCTTGATCGCGTCGGTCCCCGGATACCACACCTTTCCGACTTCCTTGTGGACCCCTTTGAAGTACTCTGCGAGGTTTCTGATTGTCATGGTTACATCTCCCTGTTTGGGGCATATAAGCCGTTATCCGCCTCCCTGCGGGGGCCCTTACTTGGTCAGCACCCAGTTGGCGCGCCGGTTGATGCAGATGAAGGCGTACCGGTGGTACAGTTGGCTGACGAACAGACGCGGCTGGAGCGGCGCCCGCTCGAACGGGTACTGCACCATGTTCTCGCCCTTCTTGACGAGGGCGTAGAACGTAGACAGGTCCACCCCGAAGACCGGATCGATCGAGTCGTCGTCGAGCTTCTCGACCTCGACGATGGGCGCCCGACGGAACATCATGTCGCCGTTGTCCCGGAACCGAATCCCGGAGGGCGTCATCATGGTCATAGGCGCCAGGTCGCGACCCAGGTTCTCGTTCTGGGCCTCGCCGATGGTCTCCAGCTCGTCGCCGACGTTGAGACCGACGAAGATGATCCGGCGGTTGCGGCTGGTGTCTCCGGTGAACCCGGACTCCGGCCGCGGGCTGCGCCACTTCGTGCGCTTCCACGCCTTGCGCATCTTCGTGATGAGGTCGGTCTTGGACACCGAGGTGTACTTCCCGGTGTAGTTCTTCATCTGCGGGACCTTCGACAGGTCCAGGCCGGCCAGCGAGCTGAAGCCCGCGGGGTAGCCGCCGTAGAAGCCGGTGCTGGCGTTCTTCACCACCCAGTAGTACAGGCCCCACGGCACCTTGTCGTTGTCGGGCGACGGCGTCGCGAAGAACTGTTCCTCGCAGGTCTCGATGACCCGCAGGTACAGGGCCCGCTTCTTGGGGGCGATGACGTTGTGGATCCGCTCCTCGCCGCGGTTGTCCTTCAGCTCGCCGAGCGTGTAGGCGACCGCGTCGTTGAGGATCGCGAAGTCGATCCGCATCTTGTCCAGGTGGTCGATGACGATCACGTCTTCCTCGTCGTACTCGCCGACGAACCGGCTGCGACCGCCATGATTCACCATCAGCGTCTGGGCCAGGCCGATCCCCCCGCCCACCTCGCGCATGCCACCCTTGCGGGTCATCATGTACGGGAAGACGAGGTAGTCGGTCTGCTCCTGGCTCAGATCGACGATGTCCACCGCGACCTTGTCATAGGTCGTGGTGAGCATATCTTCGATGTCGTGTGTCCGAATAATGTCACCCATCGTTGCATCCTTTCAATCAGAGCAGGTCATCGAGGCGTCGATTCGCCTCGGCGGCCTGCCCTGCCGCTGTCGTTGCCTTCAATGCACCGCCAGGGCGTCCCATGGACGCCTTGGCCCGCTTGTCGAGGCGACCCTTGACCTCCTTGTCCCGGGTCTTCTTGGCCGCGGCCTCCTCGTCGAAGACCTGGGCCAGGGCTTTGCGGAACAGGGACTTCTGCGAGGGCACCGGTTGCCCGGTCTTCTGCAGACCCGCCGCAATCGCCGTCATGGCCTTCACGACCTTGCTGCGGTTCTTGAAGGCGGGACTGTCCACCTCGAGGTCGTCCACACCACCCTCGCCCAGGGCGTCGCGATAGTCCTCGGGCGCCGACGCAAACAGGTCGTCAAGCTGCCGCGTGGCCCACGCGCCGCCCAGGCTGTCCAGCCGGCCCTTGAGCTCGGCGTTCTCCTTCTCGAGTCGCCGAATCGTCCCCATTGCGTCCTGGCCGATCTTGTTGATGGCCTTGACCAGCGTGGGATCGAACTCGTCGGGGCTGAGGCCGCAGTCATACGGCGCGTCGTCCGCCGTTTCGGGCTCGCCCTCGGCCGGCTTTTCCGCCGGCGTCTGAGACACCCGGTTCGCCTCGATCAATTCCAGCGCCGCTTCCAGGTCCTTCGGGCTGGAGAAGCGTGACCGGACCGCGTCCGCATCCACGCCCAACGACTGCGCACGCGTCAACAGGGCTTCGGGAAAGACATCCGAGCTGTCGTCGGGCTCATCGTCCGGTGGAGTCTCGTCCTCGTCGGCGGGATTGTCGTCCTGCTCCTCGGCAGGCTCCTCGTCGTCATCGCCGTCGAACACGTCGTCCACCGCCTGGTTGGCTTGTCGTGCATCCTCACTGATCGCCGTGCCGCCACGCCCGCCGGCATTCTCCTCGTCGGGGTCTTCGGCAAAGCGAAACGTCCAATTCGTCCACCATCCATAGCGTGTCATGGCTCAATCCTTTTCATGCGGTACGGTTTTTCGGGAGCGGGTCCGACAGACCCGCGCTGCGGTCGTAGAGCCCGTGCGCCTCGCAGTACGCCTTGCGGTGGGCGGCACTGGTGAACACGGGCCGGCCATCCGGCGTGTACTCCGTCTTCACGCCATGGGCCTTGTCGAACGCCATGAACTCCGGCACCTGTTCCGGCGCGACGCCGGCGGCGTCCGAGGCCATCGGCCAGTTGCCCGGGCAATGCCGGAAGCCCCCATGCTCCGCGGCGAAGTCTCGGCGCATGCCCGACTGCACCCCACACTCCGGGCAATCGAGACGCACCCTCGCCTTGCCTATGGGGTAGTGCTGTTCGAGCTTGGCGCCACAGTCTTCGCAGGTGTAGCAGTAGGTGGGCATCCGCTTGACTCCTTCGTCCAGATATAGCCGGCGGCGAACAGCAGAATCGCCAGCGCGATGCGAACAGCGCCGTTGATAAGGGCTTTTCGCCAGTCGCCCGCGTGCTCCTTGGCCTCTCTCAAATGCTCTTTCAGGGTTTCGCACGGCTGCACCGGGACAGGCGGCAGGGCCTTGACCTGTTCCTCCAGGCGGGCCACCGCCACTTCGAGCTTGTCCAACTTGTCCAGCCGGCGGTTGATCTCTTGCAGCACCTCCGCCATCTGCCTCTCCGTCATCCCGTTGCCCTCGTCAGTGAAGCCGCCTCAGACGGTTGGGGTTTGCCGCCGAACAACGCCTGCATCATGATCTGGTCCTTGCCGGGACGGGTCGCCCCAGGCCGGTTGACGCGCTCGTAGACCCGGTGGCTGGTCGGCGACTTCTGCATCGCCCCCTCCGGCCCCATGTCGAAGCGACCGCTGGTGTACACGAGAAACTCGTTGAGCTCGGGGAGGTTGCCCAGCTCGCTGATCGTCCGCATGAGCACCTCCCAGTCGAGCACCACACCCTGTTGGGCCATGAGCTGCATGTACGGCCCGATGAGCTCGCCCATGATCGTGCGAATCGCCGCCAGCTTGCTCTCCGGGCTCTGCGGCGCCAGCGAATAGGGCTGAATGGACACCTTGGCGTGCGTGAAGTCTTCGGGGTTGCGGGCCTCGGGCGGGATCGCGCTGGGGATGGTGATCCCCTCCATGCCCGGCACGGTCTTATGCACGACCAGCGTGCGGACCGGATCGGTCCAGAGGTAGTAACCGATGGCCCGGATGATCCCGGTGGTCCATTTCAGGACCTGGCTCTGCATCCGGCGGATTCGCATCGAGGCCGAGCTAGCGAGGAGCTGATCCTGACCGAGCGTGTCCGACTGCGGGCCCAGGCCGCCGAGCATATCGAGGTTGCCGGCCAGGTAGGCGAACAGGTCCTTGACGGCGATCACGAAGCCCAGGGACTCCTGGCTGATCCCGCCGGTCTTCAGCTCCTTGGCGCTGTTCGGGCTGACCAGGGTGATGATGTCGCCGTCGTCGGTCTCTGCGAGGGTTTGGGCGTCCTGGCCCTGGCCGGGGGTGACGGCGGTGAACCGCTTCTCGCGCTTGGCTTGCCGTTCGAGCTTGCGGAACAGGCCGTTCGCCAGGTCGTGCAGGTCCCGCCACAGGGCCACCGGCGGCAAGGGGATCGTGGAATCGTCCACGTCGAAGAAGCCCAGGATATGATACGGCCCGGTCTCCACCCCGTCCCACGGGGCCTCGCTCATCAGCACGCCCAAGGGGTCCCGCGGGTCGCCCGTGTCGCTCCAGGTCTGGATGATGCCCTCTTTCGGCAGCCAGATGTCCCAGAACCGGTACCGCGGGACATATTCGGTCTTATCGCGCGGCCCACCGGAGCCCTCCTGAATCTCGTGGGTCTCCGCCTCGGTGATCTGGTCTTCCTTGGCCGTGCACTCGGCCACCAGATCCGGCCCCCAGACGGCCACCGCCTCATCCTCCGTCATCTCGTAGCGGTCGCCCATGAACTGGCAGTTGTGCAACCGCTTGGCGCTCATGTCCATCACCCAGTCGTCCAGGCTCACCACGTCCGCGAACGGCTCGCCGGTGTCGTGGAGAACCCCCCGGTACTCCACCTGGGTATGGTTCATCGCCACCTTCACGATGCCCATGAAGAACAAGGCCATCCGGGCCCCTGCGTTGAGCGTCTTGCCGAGGTCCATCTCCGTGATCCGCTCGTTGAGCGCGATCTCGAAGCGGTCCATGATGGGCCGAAGGTGCTGATAACGGGTGGTCGTGTTGGCCTGCGGGGTATGGGCGACGAGACGCTGGAGGTAGATGTTTGTCGCCAGCTCCATGAGGTTGATCGGGACGGCCTTGTCCGAGCCCTCATCCGAGTACCACTGGCCGACGTACTGCTTGACGGCCTCTTTGCGCCGCTGGCGGTAGATGTCGAGCTTGGCAAAGCTTTGCCCGACGGCCTCGCTGAGACGCTCCTGGCGGCTGGTCTTCTCGGTCATGGCATCACCCACCAGTCACACGCCAGCAGGTCGCCCTGGGTCGGCGTCCACGGCACGGGGCCATGCCCCTCGATGTGGAGAACCAGGAAGGAACCGAGGTAGTCGTCACCGATGCTGGCGACGCCCTCGGCCACAAGGGAGAGAAAGTGACCGTGCGGCCATCCCTGCCGCCGAACACTGCTGCCGATCTGGAGAGCCCTTAGCGCTTCGGAGAAATCCATTTCTTCACGGCCACTCGTCGCGATCCTTCGCCTTCAACGCCGCCTGTCGCCCGGCATAGGAAAACGGTGGGATCACCGTCGTCCGCTGCCGCTCGTGCTTTTCCACGTTCATGGCCCGGACCAGCAATGCGTTGGCGATCAACCGGTCTCCATGCGCCTCTCGGGCGCCGGACGGATCGACCGGGTTGAGCGCGGCACTGTGCTCAACCTTCGCCGTGGTCGTGTAGATGTAGGCATGCGCCTCGTCGTAAGTTGGGCCCGAACGCTGGACGTATACACCCTCAACGAGGGCTCTCCGGTACTCGCCCAGCACGGCGTTCTTCTCCGCAGGCACCAGGAAGCATCCCGGTATGTCCGTCGCCCGCTTCGATAAGCTCTGCTCATGCCGCTTATAGTATACCTTATAGTAGCCCAGGTTGACAACCGTGTCTCCAAAAGTTCTTCCCGGACCCCCTCCGTCCCAGATCATGTACGCCTCGTTGAACCACCGGGCCAGGGCCACGGCCCATCGGGCATACGTCTCCGGCTTGATCCAGGGGTCTGCGAATTCGGCGAGCTGTTCACCCGTCTCGATGTTCCCCGCGGCCGCCGCGGAGTTGCTTGCCCCGGTCCCCGCCGAGATGTCGAATGCCACCGCCGCCTTGATGTGCGAGGGCACCATCCCGTCGTCGTCCGGGTAGAACCACAGGTGAAGATTCCCGTGTGGGTCCTCACGGAACCCCGTCGGCCGGCACGTCTCCTCCTCGTACTCCAGGAATCCCGTCAAGACCGGCTCCGTCGCGTACTTCGACCGCAAGTCCTCCATCTTCTCGGGGTCGAAGAACGGCGAGTCCGCCGCGAACGGGTCGATGTCCAGCTCTTGGGCGATTTCCTGCTCGTGCACCGCCCGGTCACACTCGAAGTCGTACCAGGGGCTTCGCAGCTTCCCATCGAGCCGGAACGGGTAGTCGTCCGGGAACTGGTATTCCCGCTCGGTCCGCGTCTCCGGGTCCTGAAGACGGACCTTGCCGCGGAACTCCGTGTCGAGAAGCACTAATCGCCCGCCACTGGTCGTATACAGCCCACGACGCTTCTCCGGGTGCAGCGACCAGTGAAGCCGCAGCTTGCGGATCGCCCCCAGCGAGAGCTGATAGAACGCCGTCGCCGTCCCCTTGTGCGTGCTGTTGAAAAGCCGCACCTTCGTGACGTCACGCGTGCTTGACAGGACCGCATGACCCTCCGGCACCGCCGCGAACTCGTCGAGCAGCATCGCCGTACACCGGCCACCTCGCGTCACGTCCCCCGTCGTCGCGCATCCTTCAATCGTCGAACGCGTCAACGGGTTCGACAGGTGCAGCTCCGTCCGCTCCTTGCCCCGCGTGATCGGCGGCCGGAGAAACCCCGGAAGGTGCTCGATCAGAAAATCCACCTTCCAGAACAGCGAGTCCGTGTTGTCCGTCTTGTCCACCAGGTCCTGATTCCGGCTCACCAGCCGAAACGTCAAAAACTCGCGGAATAACCACTTATAGGTGAGCGCCACGACGTACATCCACGACGCCCCCATGTCGCGGCTCTTCTCAGACAACTGGTCAAACCCCCCGTCAATCGCAGCCTGGATCTCGTCCAACGCCACGTCCTGGCAGTCCCACGTGATGAACGGCAGGATCGTCCGCCCCCCATCCGCCCGCGGCTCATGCACGAAACAAAACGTGTTCACGAAGAACAGCATGTCCCGAGAGCACATGATCCACAGCTCGCGGGCATACTTCGCGTCCTCCAACGCCAGCCTCAGCAGCCGCCGGCGAAACCGAACGTTCCCCTCAACCGTCTTGTACCCCCGGATCGTCCGGCAACACCAGTCATAGTGCGGGTACCGACTCCGCACCGCACCGTGCGAGTCCATCACCTCCACCAGCCGCTCCAGGTGAGAACGCGTCCCCTTGGCGTCAAACACCCCCGCCCGAAGAAGGTCCGCTATCCTCGCCCGCAAGCCGGTCGAGCAACTCAAACTGCTCCCGTCCGTCATCCCGGAACTTCTCCATGCTCTCGATCTGGCTGCGACTCGGCACGATCTTCGCAAACAGCCCCTTGTAGAACTCCCCAATCCGGTCCGAGTCGTGCTGCACGTGCTGCAACAACGCCCACGCCCCAGGGTTCGGGGCGTCCTCCGGCTTCACATCCGCCACCCCCAAGTGGTAGTACACCCAGAGAATGTCCGACGGAACGTCCACCTTCCCCACATCCGCCGATGAAAAACACGCCCGCTCCGCCACCCCCGGATTGCTGTCCCCCGCCTCCTCCTTCCCATCCCCCTCCAACACCACTACCGCCTCACCACGCTCCTTCCGCTTCCATAACCCATCCGCCTCCGCCTGGGCCGCCTTGTGAGCCAACTCCGTATTCGATATCCCCGTCACCGGGTCACGAAACACCTCCCGATAGTGAGCCCTCCGAGACGTGAAGTACTCCCATAGCCCCGACGCCTTGTATAAGCCCTTCTTCGACTCCCACTCCGGCGTCCGAGTCGAACAAAACTCCCCAATGTACCGCTCACCGGCCATCCATGACCTCCAACCAAATCCGCCACCACCATAAGATACCCTTATACTGCCATAAGGGCAACACCATCCGCCGAAATCACCGCCCCACGCGGCCACCAGGCCGCTCCGGGAGGGGCCACCAGACCAATTCCAGATACCGCACGTCGGTACCGATAAATCGCTTATCAGTCTGGATGCCGGGGGTCCAGTACTTGGAAATTGTGTGACGCGGGGGAAGGGGTACGTATGAGTCCCGGCACCGCCGGGGGGCGGGGGCGTGGCAAACATTCCCGGCGGCCGTCGTTTTTCGTTCGGCCTTGGCCCGGCTCGGCCTTGGCCTTGGGCTGGTGATCGCAAGATGTTGGGGGTGCTGGCTGGTCGGAAGCGTTCGCTCCCGTCCAACGCCGCCCAAACGGGGGGCAAACAGGGGTCAAGCGGCATCGGCGCCCGGTCCCATCGGAACACACGGCCGACCGTCGACCTCCACTGGCTCTGGCTCGGATGTACGCCCCGTCCCTGCCCGGTCCTGCCCGGCTCTGGCGATAAGCCGTTATCGTGCAGCCGTTGTTTGGCGGGTCTTTGGCGGGGTCTTGCCCCTGCGTCGTCCCTGGGGGGCTCGTGGTGAGTGTGTGTGTCTATGGGTGGTTTGGCTGTCCCGGCGGCGGTGGGGCTTGGGCCGTGGGCAATCCGTGGGTAGATCGTGGGTAAGCTGGCCGTTGCGCCGGTCTGGAAGTGGCCTTGTT